TCCAACTACGTAGTGTACCATTTACATATAGTCTAGTCCGTGTCAAGCCCTCCGGTAGCAATGCTCTTGCTTGCTCTTTGGCTATGTTCATCTTCAATGCCTGATCGTAGAGGCTGAACGTAAGATTTTCTACATCTGTTTGAGCGCGCTTCCACCACGCCTCAGTGGCAACGTCTGTATTAGGTAGGGAGTTTTGCCTATTAACAGCATCTTGTATACGTGTTTCTCTGTACTCAGCAACAGTTTCAGTGGCTGCATATCGTTGAGAAAACTCTTGCAGAGAAAACGATTTGTGGCGTATAAGTTGTCTCGTTATGTCTCTTGTACTAACAATATCAAGACACACATTAGCCATCTCGAAGGGCGACCAGTGTTTGTTTCTAATGAGATAACGAATAAGTTTCTCATTATTGATACTACTAATTTGAGACGTTGGGTTCGACACACGGGCATAGTAGGCGACGAGATCAACTAGAGTTTCGTTTACCGATTGCCCTTCTACTGCCCGTGTGAAGCTCGCTAATTTTACTTCAGACATTTGCCTGTTCCTTCATTTCCCTATGTTTTTTCCATCTTGCATTAGCCAGAATCTGCCCTCTTTTATTTTTATACTCTTCTGTTTGAGCCTGCCAATACGCCTTATGATTCTCACTCATCTTCTTTTTAGACTCTTCTGAATGCTTTCTACCTTTATTTGCTTCACTTTGCTTCTTTATAGTCTCTTCTGAATGCTTTCTACCATAATTAGGGTTATTTATACCTTTATTTGCTTCACTTAGCTTCTTTATAGTCTCTTCTGAATGCTTTCTACCATACATAGGGTTATTGGGACCACTAATGTCAACACGTATAGGCCATCCTGCCGACACATTATAATAGCGATCCCAACATTTTTGTTTCCTGTTCAGGAGTAGATTATATTCCAGTTTAGTCATATCCCCATCAGTTCCGTATGCAAGTATACGCCTCCTTACACCATCTGGAATGGTGCTTTTGGTGAAGGACTCCCACACAGTTGATGAATGTGTATACGTATCATCGGGAGAACCTTTATGCTTACCTAAATAATATTTTTTATTAGGTGCATCATACCAAAGATATAGAAAGGCTTCACTTGACATTGCTTCTTTCTCTTTTAGTTGTTAGATAGTCTTAAAGCTATGTTCAGCTTCTGTTAGTTGCTCTCCATTTAGATACCAGTATTTAGAACCATCACGGTACTCAATAGCTGGTCCATCTTCTCTGTGGAACTCACCGTTTAGGGTCCAATATTTAGTACCCCTGTCGTCTACTTTTACTACGTACTTAATCATAGCCGTAGTCTCCTTCTATTTATTTGGCGTCCCCGATAGGACTCGAACCTATGACCCACAGCTTAGAAGGCTGTTGCTCTATCCGACTGAGCTACGGAGACTTACTTTCTGGTGTGATGTATGTCCACATACGAATGTAGAAGGATGAACCCATTCTGTCCATCTCTTCTTTGGGATAGCCGTTGGCTACCACCCATTCGTATATGTCTGACACAGAGTCAACGCCGTTGTTAGGTATAGCTTTAGGAAAGCCATACTTCCAACCTACGGGAACGTCTACGTAGTACAGCTTCTGCCTGCCTTCCTTAATCCACGCAGCACTGTCTGACTCTTTCCAGAAAGGGTTAGTCATGTGGCTACGCCAGTTGGAAGTGAGGCGCGTCGATGAAGGGTCTTCTACCTTCTGATCTACGCTTATCTACGTAGGAGTTCATAGCGTCCTCCATAGTGCCTTCCCACACTCGAATGTCAGGTACAGTCCACGCTGCACCCCAACAGATACCTACGCCCTGTTCGATTGCTGCCTCCTTCATTGCGTCTGCAATGTCATCATACAGGTTAAGTTCCCACGATCCCCGTGAACCTACGTAACACATTAGGTCCACTGCGTCACCCGTAAGATGGCGAGACTTCATTGTCTGTGATGCACCAGACGCAACAAGTTCTTTCTGTCTAGCCAGTGTGCGTACACCTTCAATGACTCCGAAATCTACCTTTGTAAGAAGGATGGCACCCTTTACTACGGCCACCAGTTCAGGCTTCACGCCCTCAAGATTCTTTTTTGAGCGTGAACTCAGTGCAAAATCAGCCATCCATCTTCTCCGTAGAAAAGAACTTGATGGTGTCCCACCTAATGAACACTACATTCTCGTTTGGAATAGATAGTTGAATACCCTTATCAGCATAAACCATAGAAGATACATTATCTATGGTAAGGCTTTCGGGTTGGTCACTCTTTGGGTTTACTCCCGTAGTCACCACACGGACTCTCGTTGGTGGGTCATACAGTTGACGTAGGCGGGGTATCTTAGTTGTGGTAGTTCGTTCAGCCATTAGTGTTCTCCGTTATGCTGTGTAGCGACCAACTTTGTAGTCGAGGTCACAATGCACTATGCCGTGCCACCCCGTCAACTTGTTTTTAACTACGTTAAGATGACGTTGTGTGTCTTCTTCGTCCTGCCCCTCAACGGGAGGGTTCTTAGCAATAAGTAACATGAGGTCAGCTTCCGCTGCCTTACCCGTCCTACTGCCTTCCATCATACTCTGATTGAGTACAACTTTATTCTCTGCGTCTGCTGATAGCTGAGACATGTAGAGGACTGCACAGTCGTACATCTTAGCTATCTGTCGAGCATAGATTGCGTTAGCCTTTAGCGCTTCATCCATACGAGCGAAGCCACCCGTCTTAGCGAACTTGTCACCCATATCCAGTATGAGTACGTCCGGCTTGAATGTCTTACATAGTGTCTCAACCCACGCCATATCTTTGCCTGTTGAGTCCTTAATGTAGACACGATCCTTCATCATCTGCCACTTCTGTAGTGCAGTCTCTTTATTCTGGCTGATGTTGTGTACATCCTTACCCAACGCAGCGGTGAGGTATCTAGCGCCAACACGGTGAGCGCCTTCCTCATTACAAAGTACAACACACTTTGCACCCTGATCCGCGAAGCCACCCGGACCACATACAAGACTTGCGTGAAAGGATGTCTTGCCGGTGTTGGGTCTTGCCCCAATCTCCACAAGATGACCACCGTTGATGCCCGGAACCTTACGTGCAAGCGTAGGAATGTTGAATGACCATCTAGTCTCCAAAGCATTCTTAGCTAGTAGTGACTCAAGAGATATGTCTTCCCACTCCACACGTAACTGAGGTAGGAAATTGTCTTGATGGTTCTCAAGAAGCTCACGTAGTGGTTCGAGGCTAGTCTCCGTACCATTAACGTAGTCAAAGCCTAAGTTGGCAATGTCCTCACCAACCACCTGCTGAAACATCTTAATGAATACGTCTTGCGCTACGTCTGAACCCATAGGGTCTTGACGCCTGATCTTATCAAAGAGGGATGAGTACGCAGCCTTCTGTGCTGTAGTCATCGAAGGATTGTCAGCCATAAATATGGCCTCAATTTCATCAGGCTGCACAGCCCTGCCGTAATTCTCCATAGCTTCGTCGATAGATTTCTTTATCTTCTTACCGTCAGATGAGAAGATGCGGTCAGGACATTTGGCTCCACGATGGTCATCGTAGAACTCTTTGTCCATCAAAGATCGTAGTATTGCTAATTCCATATGAGTCTCTCCAACTCGTTTAGATCGTCAGTTTTACCATATTTAAGATCGTCCGACAAGCGCAAAACCCGCACCTCTGGTATGCACGATCTTAACTTCCCCGCTATCTGAAGTGTCTTAGGTAGAGCGTCAGGGTCGAGAGCGACGATAACTTTATCGAAGCGGGAGAGAAACACAGTGTGTAACTCCGATAAAGATGTTCCGAGTAGGGCTACTCCCACTCGGTCGTCACCCCCGACCACATACGCGCTGATGCAGTCCTCCACCAGCACAGCCACCTTACCACTGCCTTTGTGGTATGGCAACCCCGAATCGTTGTATCGTTTCCATTTAGGTAAGCGGTGGCTAATCGCGCGCCCTGCTGCATCCACCAACATACCATCTGAAAACACCTGAAACACAACGCGATGATCTTTAATATCATACATCACATGCTTCGTGTCAATGCCCCATTGATCACACCACTGAACTAATTCGATAGGCTTGTCATACGTAATAAAGTTAGGGCGAATAAATTCAGTTACTGCTGCATCTGTGTTAGGAGCAGACTTGTTTAGCTTATTTAATCTCATTACAATATCGTCAGCAGTCATACGGAGTTTAGACCTACCCTTAATGTTGCAGCCTGCTTTGTAGCAATTCCACAGTAATTCACCACCTACATTGCTGGCTGTGAATGTCTTAGACCCCTTACATACAGGACAGTCTAGTCTTATAGACCTACCTATAGATAGTTCTAAATCTTTTATATAGTCTAGTATATTCATCTTTCTCTCCCGTGTTAAACACACTTTTATCATAGTTGTTTTAGCCTGTCAACCTACCTTTCAATGCTTCTGTAGCACCCCTCAGTGTATTTTTGAGATAAGGTTTGAGTGATGTAGGGTTAGCATGTCCAGTGACCTGCATTATTGAGGTTGTAGGAACACCCCCTTCAACCATTTGCGTAGCACCTGTTCTTCTAAGGTCACTGATCCTAAGTTCAGAAGGTAGACCTGCTGCTTTGATGACAGCATTGACCACGGTTGATAAATCCTGTAGACCATAAGGTCTGAACTCACCAGAGATAGGTTTCACCCGTGGTGCCACATACTTTTGAAAACCAAAGTCTTTCTCCTGTGCCACTAGCATTTGATGTAGATCATCTTCTATTGGTAGGTGTACTTTGGCTCTTCTTTTGGACTGAGTTAGCGTCACGGCTTTCTTATCTAAATTCACACTGTCCCACTCCAGCATACGCATATCACCAGCGCGTTGAACCCACACGTATGCCATCTGTGCTATCAGCCCTACGTTTCTCCATTCCCATTTACCGTAAGCCGTTTCCAAAAACTTCAGCACCTGATCGTGTTCCCATACAACCTTACGTTGTTCAGGTGTCCTACGCTTAACACGAGAGAAGGGGTTGACAGGTATGAAATCATTGTCAAGAGCGTGGTTGAACAGGACACTAGCTATTCTACATAGCTTATTAGCTCTGTATATCCCGTGTTCCAACCACCTATTGTAGTGCTGCTTTGCATCCTGAACACTGATACCACCTATAGGTTCGTCACCTATATACTCCAGTAAACACCTCATAACATAATCATATTCTTTCTGAGAGTTATCTCGTAACTGCTTGAAAGAATAGGATTGTTTGTAGTGTTTTATAAGGTCAGACAGAGGGTCATTGACCCGTAGCCTACGGACTGTACGTTGCTGATCTTTCCACTCGTCTACCTTCTGTGTCAATTCATCTGCCATACGTCTGGAAGATCGTATGTCGTTAGTAAGTACCTGTCTACGAACTAGACCGAGGTCCACGTATTTTTGAGGCGGCACGTAATGGTAGAGTATTGTCCTGTCTCTTTTGACAACACGCCTGACGTAACGTGGTAAAGTGTCATCTGTCATTTGGAAACCGACCTTCCATTTACACGGGTTATTACACCCGTAGTTTTACGCTTCACGTTTCTGTAGGATAGGGTAAAACTTATTTTATCTCCAACCTTTTTATACACAAAATCCCTACCCCCTTTATCATTTGTGTGTTTAAATTCCTCTGCTATCTCTAACAAAGGTTTGTTCTCAGGTTCAAGCCAGTAGTGTGGTTGCGTCATTTTACCCCCTACTTTGTACATCATCTTTACAGATTTTTGTTTAGGCCGGAGGTACTCACTAAGTCTTCTATCAAATTGTAGGCGTGTCATACTTCCATCTCCTGTGTGTACTTTCTAGTTCTTCCATCACGTGTCGCTAATAACGTAGTAGCTGCCTCTGCGCCTATAGCATAGGAAGTTTCGTCTTCTGCAACAACCACTTTAGTCAACCATTTATTCCTTTCTTTCCTACTGTTGAATCTATAAATAGTCACGTGATTGTTGCTTTCAACGGCTGCATAGCCGGAGCGTTTAGCTTTCTTTGCATCCAACATATTACGCCACCTCCACTTCAACGTCATCATTAAGAAACAGATCGAACTCGTATGTCACGGTCTTACCATCCTTCATATCCTTTGAAGTTATGA